TCACCATTCAAGCCAGTTTTCTAAGTTTGGTCTACTACATATTTCCGAACGACTATCACGCTCATTCAGCCAGTTATAGAAAGGTACTAGACGCTCTCTATCTGCTGTTTCTTCTATAGATGATGATTTACTAAGCTTCATATTAGAACGTTGTACAGCCTTGTTATATGCTCCTGTGAATACGGCTCTTAATGTGCTTGTAACCGTCAGAATACCTTCTTTAATGTCCATAGCAATTTTAAATAGCACGTTCTTAGCTTTTATAAAGTCAGATGCATTTTGAACCTGAGCAGCTAATACAACCTTGTGTAATTCGTCTTTCAAGTTGTCAGCTAATGGCAAACTACTCATGAAGTCGAATAGCATTACCTGGTACTCGTTCATGTATTCCTTATGAGCTTCTTTTTCAGCGTGAGTATTATTATATATTTCTTGTAAAGTGCTTGTTTTAAAAGATAAATGATTAAAAGATTTAGATGATTGGTTTTCTGTAAAAGTCTCTGAAACCGCGTCATTACTGATGGCCTGAGCTGTCTCTCGTTGGGACACGCTCGATGGGACATGAGGTAAAATGCGATAAATGCTAGCCCCTTTAATGCCGTTTAATTTAGTGCTTGGCACTTTTTCAATGATGCCTAATTCCTCTAACCTTTTAACGCTCCGATAAACTGTCTTTGTGCTAATCTCCAATGCTGCAGCAATTGTAGCAGCTTTCAAATGACAAGCTCCTGGATTCTCTAAGCTATGAGAAGCAAGCTTGAAAACGATGGCACGTTCTGATTCTGTTAAATCGTAGTAATGAGCTGCCATGTGATTTTCTACAGCTGTGTCCATATCTGCTATTGATTCAAATGTTGTGTATTGTGCTAAGTATTCAAATGCCATCGTTCTCACCTCACTTTCACTAAAAAGTGTAATTAATACACTGTTTGATAATAATATATCTCATAACAGTGAAAGTGTAAATATAAAAATACACTAAAAAGTGAATTTATATTTTCTTTCAGTGTATTTATAAGCTATAATAGTGGTAACAATAATTATTGAGGTGGTGTAAAACATGAGCATGGCAAAGAAAATTAAGTTGTTAATGGTTGAAAGAGATGTAACAGCTGCTAAATTGGCTGAAAAGCTAGGCACATCCCAATCCAATATTTCTAATAAGCTAAAGAGAGATAATTTTAGTGAAAATGAATTAGAGGAAATTGCAAACGCACTAGATGCAAAATATGAGGCTCATTTCGTTTTAGAGGATGGAAGAAAGTTTTAAACAGATAACTTTATAGTTGTCTGTTTTTTTATATGTACTATTGGCAAGATTTTCTATAGAATGAAATTACAATTATCTGTAAGGAGTGCATGACATGGACACTATCGCTGAAACAATCAAATTTGCTGGCTTTGGCAAGAAGAAAGCAATGGCTAAACAAATTCAAATGTTCGATGATCGACTGACTGAACAAGGTGAAACGCTACTAGCTGTATGTGCATCCGTAAAAGGCATTAAACAGCTTTATGTAACTGACAAACGTATTTTATTACATGAAATAAAAGGCATTGTTTCAAACGATGAAAGAAGCATTCCTTTATCTTCAATTAGCAGTATTAACATTTCTAATAAGCTCGTTTACTCTACTATCGAAATCGTATCTACTGGAAACAAAGCAATCATTGACGATGTGCCAGCGCATATAGCACTTGAAATTAAGAGTGGGATTGAGAACCTTAAAGCAATGGCAAAAACATCTTCTTCACCTGCTGCTAAACAGGAAAAGGACATGTATGATGTAGCCGATGAAATTCGAGAATTAAAGGAACTATTAGAGGATGAATTAATCACTCAGGAAGAATTTGACGCGAAGAAAAAGCAATTATTAGGCATCTAGTCACTCACTCGAGTGGCTTTTTTCTTTTGATATAGAAATCATTTGATTTATATTTCATATGATTTATAATGAACTTAAAAAAGGAGTGTTAGGCATGAAACTTACAGAAAAAGTTGAGGCGGTTGTTAAGGCTGCACAGGATGCTAAAAATGGCGAAGGCGAACATACATCGTATCGTATCTTTAAAGAGTGTGGACTTACACAAGGCGCAATTAAACGTTATGTAGATGGTGTTAGTGACATCAGTCGTATGGGATTGGGCGTTGCTGAAAAACTTGGCGAATACTATGATAATCACCTTTCAAAATAAATTAAAAAACTTTTATAAATCACTTGATTTATATACATCACTTGATATATAATAAGAGTATAGAAAGGAGGTGAACAAAGTGGATTATGATAAGGTTCTAGCTTATCTAGTAGCTATCGCAACGGTGCTTAACTTACTAACAAGTTCAGCAAAAAACATTAGCGATATGAAAAATAAGCCAAAACAAAAGCGACGCCCCCCTCGCAAAGGTAAACGTCGCAAGTAACTCTTAGAAGGAGGTTAGCGCCTCCTTCCCTATAATCTTATCACATCCATTAAATTATGAAAAATATCGGATATGTGGCTGCTTTAGCTTTTGCTTTGTATATCTTAACTGACATGGTTAACTGGAATGAACCAAAGTTTTTTGATTACTCAATGATAGTCATTTATTCATTATGCTTAGTTTTAGTCATTGTTAACATCGTTGTTTATTTTAAAAAGAAAAGATGCAGCTAAGGAGCTTCAACCGAAGTATAAACCATATGACGAATAAACAAAAAAGATCCAGGTACTCACTTTCAATTGAGCGCCTGGTCTTTATTTTGGTGACTGATTAATAATTTTTCAACCTGAGTTTTCAAAGCCATATTAGCATAGCGTAACACAACGTCATTACCGGCTGTAGCTATATGCACATCACTAAAATATTCGTCTATCTTTTCTATCTTTACTAACCTTATTTTGTCTTTTGCCAATAACCTTTTTGAATTGTAATAATCTTGGATTATGTCATTTAGCAATCTTTCGAGGATTGGTAAATAAACTTTACTCATTTTCAAATTTTCAATTACAGGGAAGTCACGTTGCAATGATTGTACTGCCATTTCTAGAATTAAAAATTTATGAAAAAGTTTCCTTTGTTCAGGTTTCAGCATACAACCGAACGATCCTTGTGGCTGATTGGAACAACTGCTAATACACTATCAATCATAAATGTGCGCTTGGCTTGCCTTGTAAAACAATACGCCTGAAACGAATCACCAGCAATTTTAATAATCTTGATACGCCTTTTTGACACGTTACCGTCCTTAGCCATGTACATCATATTTAATAATTGGTTCCGTTGCATTGCTTTAATTAGTTGTTCTTTCATCATTCCACACCCCTCAAACAAGAACATTCGTTTGTATTATTTTAGAACAGACGTTTGCATTTTGACAAGTGGAATTTTATTCTTTTAAATTTTTCTATTTTCGAAATTTGAATATTTAAATTGTATTTTGGATACATTAATCTTATACTTTTAAAAAAGCGACATTTTTTATAAATAGAGAGGTGATTTTTGTGAAATACGAGACCCTAACTAAAGTTTATTTTAAATACCCAAAAGATATCTACGACTCTGAAATAATTAAGAGAAAAACAGGTTATGGGAGTTATAATACAGGTTTAAATATACGTGGCTTTAAAAAAGGTGCTGTAACATCAGATGTATTCGAGTTATTTTATGTAAATACACATGAATTAATGACTTTAAATAACCGAGTATTATTAAATAGTTCTAAAATCTCTTATTTAGTAAGTAAATTACCAAAAGTAGTTATACAGCCTTACTTTGAAAAATTAATAGTAAACGAGGCGCAAAGTAATAATGAAATTGAAGGTATAAGAAGTACAAAAAAAGAGTTAAAAGAAGCACTTAATGCATCTAAACTGTCTGAGCCAAAAAACAAGAGATTTATTGGTCTGATGAAAACTTATAGTCATATAGACAAAATAGAACCTTTTTTAAGTATTGAGGATTTCAGAAAATTATATGACGATTTAGTTGCAGATGAAATTAAAGAAGATGATAAGCCTGATGGAAAACTATTTAGAAAAGATTATGTTGAAGTTAATGATGGAGTTTCTACTACGCATATAGGAGTACTCACTGAAGAAAAGATAATAGAATATTTAAGTAATCTCATAAAGTTTTTAGATAATGAAGATCATCCCGAGTTATATCGTTATATGGTATCTCATTATTTTTATGAGTATATACATCCATTTTATGATGGGAACGGTAGAACTGGACGTCTAATAGTAGGTAGTTACTTATCGAGATATTTAGAACGTTATTCAGCGATTACATTTTCTTATGCTGTGAATAAAGATAAAAATAAATATTATAAATCTTTAGAGGAAATTCCAACTACTTTAAACCAAGGTGATATGACATTTTATCTTATAAACATGTTAGACTTGCTAATTAAAGGACAAAACGGAATTATTGAAGACTTAGAACTCAATTTAATGAAATTAGAGAGAATTGATGCTTATTTTAGAACTGATTATTGGAAAGAAATGAAATCACAAGCACCAAATTTCATGGCAATGATGGTTATGATAAATGTTTTCGTTGATAATCAAGTTAGTTTTTCAATTCAAGAACTCATGAAATTCTCTAAGAAATCTAGACATGTTGTTGATAAAGCAATGAATGAATTAGAAACTAAAGAACATATAGAGAAGATAAGTAAAAACCCAAAAGTATATAAAGTTTGCGAGAATTTTATTGAGAATATTTTACCTAATTAAAGAGTATAAAAAGCCCAGGCTCAAATTAATGAGCACCTGGGCATTATTCATTTTACTTCATACAATTTTGTTGTTTTGCTCTCGTTGTTATAGACTAATTTCAAACCTAATAGCTCAGCTAAATCACGTACTTGAACATGAGTCCTGCCATCTATAATCACAGCAGGGATAGTCTTAGCATCATTAAGCATGACTTTAGCTTCCTGTACCTCTTTTACTTCTTCTAAACCATTCTTAATGTCTAGCTTGAATTGTTCCGCTGTAATCCCCATGCTCGCTAAATACGAATATGGATCTCTGTGTGTCGTGCCTTTTAAATTGTCCGTAATCCAACGATGTGACTTAATACCGTTGCCTGTCCCATCTAATACAACAGGTATGCAAGCCTCTTTTGCAAGCTCTCTTAACAGCCAAATGTAAGCAGCATAATCCTTTTTAAATTGCTCTTTATCATTTGTACGAGCCAACTCAACTTGGGCATAGCTAAGTGGATTTCCTTTTGGACCACAACCATACTGCAACTTGCCGACTGGCGCAACTTGAACAATTTTACCGCCACCGCCTACCCAGTGAGACGTAAACGCATTAGCTTTATTACGGTTCATGTAAGCTATTTCATTTTCTAAAGCATTTGGACCACAATTATTTGGGTTTCCTGATTCATGAGCGATTACATACTTTACGGCTGTCAAAGCCTTATTTGGCAAACCTGTCATTAAGCGTTGTTCAATTGGATAAGTCATTTAACTTCACCCTCTCCTGTTTTATCCTTGACGATTGCTAAAATATTTTTAACAAAGTCAGGCATTGGCAAGCCCATTTTAGTACCGTTTTCTGTAATTGAAATAAATTCAAGTACACAAAATGCAATGGCTGCTCCATCCCCTGCGTACTCAATACCAGGAATCACAACGGATAATAAGTAAACAGAACCAACTAGCATTAAATAATAAATTTTTCGAATGATACCGTTAAAGCCTGTACGACTGTTTAAATTTTGATTAACAATACCGCCCATAATTCCTGTTAGGTAATCTATAGCCATGAATCCAATCAAAACAGTAACAGCCATTCCTAAACCATCCACTGAATATGAAATTAGTGTGCCTATTGTTCCACTTACTATAGCAATCCATTTTTCCATATGAACACTTCCCTTTTCCCAATATAAAAGCCCTCCACAAACACTGTGGAAGGCTTATGACTTATATCAATTTTTCAAAGTCAGTTATAAACTTTTCTACTTCTTTTACATATAAACTAGCTAATTCAATCAGTGTTTTATCCCTATACTTCGGGTTATCAAACTGACCTTTAAAAACATAATAATACTCTACTTTTGGAAAAATTGTATTTTTTTCACTATCTACTTTTAAAGAGTTATTTTCACTATCTGGTACAGTAACTAAAAATGACACATGATGTCGAGCTGCTTTTGATGTACTTACTGGCCTTTCATGTATATCTTCATTTCTTAAATCCGTAAAAATGATCTTGTATTCAAGATCATGTACCAATGAATCGTATACATGTTGATTATGCTTATAGGCATATTGCGTGACGCTTCTAACACTTGCCAAAAACGACCTAAATGCAAAAGTAAATTCATCTTTTTCACCTTTTTTTTGAGTTGTATCCATAGTACCAAGATAATATTTTGCTTCATTTAATTTGTTAATCATATCATTTATTATCTCCATAGGTTTTTCCCCCTCTCTATCAAAAACTCTTATTCGACAAAAGGAAAGGATTTCCTGCTAAATTAGGACAATAAAAATAACGCTAGCTTACGCTGCGTTTATCTGATTCGACACAACCTCTTTTAGATTGCTGATATTCGGAACTTGTTCTAATTCGTAAGTACCCTTTTTAACTAACCCAACCCATACAATGACTAACCCACTAAGTACATTGAACATTAAGTATTACCCCCTACTAATAAAGATAATTCTGCAACAGCCTGTGTTAATGCATCTATTTGTTCCTGTTCTTTACTTTTAGGCATATCTATTAAAATCGGTTTATGAGGTACATCTGAAACGTCTACCCCTATCACCTGCTTATTTTGCGGTGTATCAATAAGTAAGAATGGTATTCCTTTAGGTTGCCGTAATTCTTGTACTGAACTAGATATAGAAATCACAACACCATCCGTATCATATATAATTAATGTTTTCATTATAAAAACCCCTTTTATCCATAAACTTTTATAGTATAAGTACCACCATTTTTATAGTAAAAAAACTCAACTGATGTCCCATCAGTAAATTTGCCCATACCTGGCATATAGTTACCACCACCTAAGTAACCATCTTTAACTTCAGTTAAATAGACTACAATATTCCCAAGACCATTAACAACAGTTAACAACGTATATGGAAAACCCCATGAAATTGTTTCAAAAGCATCATTTCCAGTAATATAAAAAGTCCTAAATTGTTTAGGTTGAACATTACCTGTAATACCGAATATCGTTTTACCTGCTAAGATATTACTAGCAGTTAAATTAGAATCCCCTTCGACATAACCAGTGCCATCATGTAACCCTTTAAGAATAGTCTGTTTAGTCGTTGAAGGTTTAATAATTTGTTTCCCTATTTCCACCTCACTTTCACCCTGTAAGATAAAAGCCCCCTCACGGTAGCGAACAGTATAAACACCGTTAACAATACCATTACTAAACGGTGTACCATTCGCTTTCTTGATAGGGATAGCACCTAATCCATTTATGTTTAATGACATTGCTGCAGTGCTGTTTGATTTAATGGGAAAAGACACACCCAAACCATTTTTATAACTTGTAAGACCGTCCAGTGTTGTAGTTAATGCATTCGCTGTGCCTCCTACTGTTTCTATCCACTTAACGTGAGATAGTTCTGCAGCGTGCTGATCCGTATACTTTTTAGCATTTGTTTCAACATCACTTACAGTTTGTTTAATCTCATTAATCGCCCCTGCCAGCGTCTTATCATTCGTTTCTAAATCAGGAATCGATGCGCTACCCTCCTGCAATTCACTTACTGCAGTGTCCAACACATCCATGTTGTCGTTTAGATCCTGAACGTTTATGCTGTCTGTCATATCAGGCTTTTTTAAATTTAATTTTGGTGTAAGTTGCATCAAATCACCTCATCCCATATTTTTATATTTTCCCAAGTTATTTTGCTTACATCTTCCCAAGTGTGGTCACTTACAAAGCCCCACGTATTGAAAGAATATACATAATTAAACTGCAAATGAGCAGGAACAATAATATCAATTGCCTGCATTAATCCTTCTATGTTGTCAGGTATGCCCCTGGTGCCAACGAACACAATCTCGTAAACTCCTGGCGTATCTGTTGCGTTTACCTCTACTTCTCCATTGCTATAAGCAGCTGCTACAGCTTTAATAGTTGCTTTGGTAGTTTGGTCGAAGCTCGCCCTATTACGTGAAATAATTTGCTCTCTACGTTGGTCATAACGTAATGAACTATTCGCCTTAATAGCAAGATCACGTTCATAAATTGGTAAGGCTTCAATAGCTGTATCCACAAAAAGGTTACGCTCGGCTATTTCTAGCTGTTGTTCAGTGTTTCGGAACTCTTTATCATCTGCGGTTAAAACAGCTCTAAAAATCGTTGATTTACGCTCATACAGTGGTAAATGCTTAATCATGTCCGTGAAATAATCTCGCGTTGAAACAACAATACTTGTAATCATTTCTGTTTGTGCCTGCATGATAATAGGTGATTGAACTACTTTAACACCTTGCGGCTGCAGCTCTGTTATGACTTCATTCAGTGAAGTACCTGACGTTGCTATGGTTACGCCTTGTGTCTGTAACTCTGTTTCTGTAATCATCAGGGCAAGTCTAAAGCATTCCCATTGGTGCGCTGAAAGCTCACCCCATGTAAAGACTGCAGCTTGGTCCCATTCTGATTGTGGTATAGCGTGCATAGTTACTCACCTACTTCAATCGAACAATCAAATAGTTTTTAGGTATCTTGTATTGGCTTGATACATCGATATTCTTTGTAAATTCAGCTTGCGATTTAAACAGCAAATTGCCACCTGTTTTTGCGTCAAATATTCCAACATGCGATATATCTCCCCACGACTCCGTAGCAATAGGAAATAAAATATCCGCATTATTAGAAGTTTGACCATCCGTTGGTGTTGCAAATATCCCTTGCTGCCTCGCATAACTCGCTGTGTTTACTTCAACATCATTATTAAAGAGGGCTACATATACTGTTGCTGTCCTTAAATTGTCCGTTAGAACCTTGTTTTTTAAATGGACTGTCATGTGATTCATTCATTTACACCTCCCATTACTGGCACCCCATCATCAGGAATAACCACATTAGCAGTTGATCCATTGATTAATAGATCCTGATAATCCATAACTCCGTCACTATCAATAACGAGCGCCCCAATCTTTGCGTAGCTCACAAACGAAGCCTTAAAAGCTATCTCTTTTAAATGCTTTGTAATATTCTTTTTGATATTTGCTTTGACTACTTCCTCAGTGAAGCCAGGCATTAAAGTTATTGCTACCGTTAAGTTAAGTAGTAAAGCAACTGCAGACATGACAAGCAGGTCCTCAACACCAAACGGCATTTCGTTTTCAATATGTGCCCTTACATCTTCTACTAGCTCATTCGGTGCAGGTAGCTTGTTCGAATCGATCACGACCACTTTCATTGTTAATGGACCATTGTAGCGAGGAAATACTTTTGCATCCCCTACGCCAGTAACTTCTAAGGCCCATTCCCGATAGTGATATTTATTTCCTGCCTTACCTGGACGCTGTAGCTTGTCATAATATCGTTGGCGTAAATCTCTGTCTGTTTCTTCATCGTAGCCATCCACAACAGGTTCAGGATTGTACACATTGATTAAGCCAGGAATCGATACAGGGAAATTTTTGATTGTATTGGCTGGCACATTTCCTATTTGGCCAAATTCATTACACTGTATTCTTACATGAGCTAATCCACTTTCATTAAGTGTTACTTCTTCAATTACAGTAAATAAAATGGTGTCAGTACCAACCATTTCGCCAGTTCTTACAATCGTTCCAGCTGCACCTGATACAATAACAGTGGTTGTAGCTTGTGTGGCCAACTTTCGGCTTTGCCCTGTGCGTTGATATACAGTACGTGTTAATTCGTCACCTGTTAAATTCTCAATATCTAATTTATCTTGTACTTCAAAAATCTTCTTTTGTTGACTAGCAAATTCAACAGCTACAGGCTTTGTTACGTCATAAATAAACTCTCCTTTTGCCTTGTCGTACTCGTCATTAATGCCGGACATCATGCGATCATGAATAAGTTTTTCATCTTCCATTTAAGCTGCCACCCCCTTTAACTGTTCATCCATATCAAATGCCCCTTCTACGGTAACAACTCTAAATTTTATCCGCATCCATTTTCCATCACGTTCAAATTGCCACTCTTGTACTTCTTTAATGTGTGTATGCTCCAATAATGCTGCAGTAACTTCTCTTTTAATTTCTGCTTCTATAAAAGCGCGTGGCAAGCTAGAACCTATTAAATCATCCAGTGTTGCACCGTAATTTTCATCTTTATAAATCCTGAATCGAAAGCGCTCAGTTTTTAAAACTTTTATGATCCATTGCTTTAATGTTTCAAGACCGCGAATAGCAACCATCTTCCCATTACGAATCACAAAGTCGCCTTTATCAAAGTCATATAAAAAAGACTTACCTAATGGTGGCAAGTCCGTTTCGTTTTCCTGTGTATTAAATTCAAGTTCTGCAATCTTAGGTAACATCAAACTTCACCGCCTTATCGATCACAAAATACATTTGTTCATCAGCTGTTGGGATCAAAATAACTTCATCACCATTCATCAAGCCTTTAGTAACAACTGTTTCAGTAAATATTAATTGTTCATTATCCAAAGTAATTGTTTCGTTTAGCTGTATATTCGTGTTAGGCGGAGGCGTTATGACTTTTCCAGTTGTCATAGATTTAGCAGCATTTGTTGGTGTGGGATCTTGGCCGCCTTTAATAAGAATAGCTAGTTCTGTCAAAGCATCCATTTACTTCACCTCTAAACTAGGCTTCATGGTATGAATCCCATTGCTGATTGTATGAAGCACGTCTTTAATAAGAAACGTGCCCTTAATGCCTGTCACTGGTTCTTCTAATTTAAACAGTCGGCCAGCTCTGAAATTATCGTTCCCCATTAATTCTACGCTGTTTTCTTCTACGACTTTTGATAATAGTTTCAACTCATTTTCGGCTACCTTAGCAGCACTCTTTTTTTCTTTCTGATCTAGTTTCACGACTTTCTGCAGACGGCCGTATTTGTTGACCATTTTCGTGTCTGACTTCTGCAAAACGACTTTGTCGTTATTCCCAACGATCTGAATGGTATTAATCATATCCACAATGCTACGTTTTTTAGAAGGTTTCATAATAACTGAATTAATATCGTAGGATGTGCCACCGCCAAAGAGTTGAAAGGTTCCAGTAACCACTACATTACTTTGCTTTTCAATGTATAGTTTGCCCTGGCGCATTTCCATGAGATATTTCACGCCTAATGATTGCTCTGCAGCTGTTAAAATTTCTTTGATAATCTCACTCACTTTTTTCTCGTTAAAGATTTTTGAAATGGATTTCGGTATTGAAACAATATTACCGATTGGCACATTAAAATCTTTCAGGATCTTCTTAATACATGCGTCTGCAGATAGTTTTTTAAATTGATATACAGCTGTGGATTTATTTAAGTAAAAGGCATAATCAAACCCAATGTAAGCAATAGGTGAAGTGCCACTTTTTAGCTCGTCTACAATAATTACGCGTGTGATCTCTTTACCGTTATTAAGTAAAACGACCATATCCCCAATATCACAAGGATTCTTTGGAAAATGTTTCGTATCATTGAACGCAATACTAAAATTTAGTTCATCCCCTAGTTCATCCGTGTTGCTACGCCAGGTTAAGGCACCAATCATAGGTGTAATATTTATCTTGGTATCTCCTTTGATTAACCATAATTCGTGTGCCATCATTTCACCTTCTTTTTATTGAGATTAATAAACTTAAACTCAGATAAAGCGAGCGAATAATAAACGTCACCTGATCCGTCTTTCACACCTGCCTCAAAATTATCTATGACAACAGGTATATTAATGGGTGTATTCGAAATGATTAATCGAATCGGAACTCGTCTATCAATCCACGATTGAATGATTTCATAATACTCCCACCCAAAATATTTATTGTTTCGTGAAAATGGATATACCTTAGAAGGAAAAAAAGAGTCGATTGTCAATGACTTCAACCCTCTTTGACCAATCAATTTAATATCACCTTGATTAATTGTTGTATAGGTTTCATGATTTAGAGGACTTGCTATCTTAAATTCTGACGGCACGATAGGAAGCTGAATAACTTGCTCACGATTATTGATACTTAAAAATATATCCATCTATTCACCCCCCTATAAATTGGCCAATCTTAATTTTAGTAATGGCACAAGTTCATTCGCTACTTCCATTGCTGTAATACCTTTGGCATTTATATTTTCAATGATTAAATTTATACCACCACTATTTGCAGGTGTAGATTGTGAAGTACTTCCCCCAGGTGAAGACGCTGATACCGCAACAGGTGAAGGCTGCACCATTTGATCCACATTGTCTATTGATCCACCAGCTGCACGAATCCTTTCAGATTGTCGAGCTGGAATGACCATTTCACCTTTATGCAACTCTGCAATATATCCATCGTAAGGAACCGTATTTAATCCAGTTGCGTGTGAGCCTGAAATGAAATTACCAACCTTGCTTGCAGCACCACTTAAAGCCCCTCCGATTTTCGAAACCCATCCTGGTACTTTAAAGCTCGTAATTGCATCTTTAAATTTATTAAACACCCTTTTCACATCATCAAAATGTTTATATAACGATATCCCTGCCGCAATGATTGCTCCGAATGGGCCAGCTACAAGGGCTAACAATGGATTATCAAGTAATCTTTGCCACAACTCACTTGCTTTTGCCTTAACCGTATCCCAATTTCGATATAACAAGACACCTGCCGCAACTACTGCGGCTATGCCGATAACTACCCAAGTCAAAGGACTGGCAAGCATGGCCGTATTCATGGCCCACTGTCCAGCTGTCGCTAGGCCCATTGCTGTTTTAAAACCTTGGACCATAGTTGTAACAGTTGAAATGACTTTCAAGGTTCCCATTCCTGCTGCCACAATTCCTGCTGCTGTTCCAACTCCAATAAGAGTTTCTTTAATAGGGCCCCAATTCTCGCGGACTGTATTCCCAAACTCAAATGCTTTTTGTACAATCCCTTGAATTTTAGGAACCAATTCATCAGCTTTTTGTGCAACGCCCTGTAAAAATTCTTGCGCTCCTGCACCGTTTACAACATCGGCAATTCCTACCTGCAGTTCTCGCCAAGATGAAATTAATCTATTTTTAAGACTCCCTTCCACTTTAGCGGCCGCTGAATCTGTTGCTCCTTCAAAATCCTGCATAGCGTTTTTTGAACCAAGCATTGCGTATACGCCTTTTGCTTCGAGGTCTTCGAACTTTGTACCAAATAAAGCTACTGCTAATTGATTGGCTTCAACCTTGTCGTCCATTCCTTCAAGCTCTTTTGTGACTGCCCCAGCAACATCAGCAACGGTAGCTTCACCTCTATTGAAAGCTTCCCATAAATCAAATGTTGATTTACTCATGGCTGAGAAAGTTTCATCTGTTGATTTCGAGCCATCCTTTACCCTGATCTGAAACTCTTTCATGACGTCATTCACATAGTCCAGGTTATAAACGCCAGCTTTTGCGCCTCTCTCCATGATGCCGAAATATTCTTCTGCACTATAGCCCATATTGCCAAATAAAGAAGAATACTCTGCAACGTTATCGAACATTTCATTACTAAAGTTCAATCCACGTTGGCCACCTGCAGTAAATAAATCGAACGCTTTATCAGCTGAGATCCCGAAAGCCTCCATCATATTGTTTGTGCCGCGTGTGACTTCGTTGACATCACCATCGAACGTTTTTGCTAATAACATTGCATTGGAAGTGACTTTTCCAAGTTCGCCATTATCGATGTTGTGCATATTTTGTTTTACGCGAGCTAATGCATTTGTTACTTCATCGATGCTTTCACCATAACCTTTGCTGAAAACTTCTTTAGCTGCATTTCCGTACACGCCCATTTGTTCTGCAGTAGCGCCAGTTTGGGCCTGTAACATATCCAGCGAGCTACCCATATCTAAGATAGTTTTACCTACACTTGCACCTAACGCCGCAACTCCTGCAGCACCTAATGCGCCAGCTCCCATTGCTACCGTTTTAAATGCTTTGGCAGCACCTTGTCCAAAACGTTGTATTTGATTTCCGACCCTGGTTACACCTCGACCAAAATCATCAGAACGATCACTAGCACGCCGTAGATTGCTAGAAAAATCACGGTCTTGCAAGGTAAGAACTGCAGATATAACCCTATTCCCCAATCCCTCACCGCCTTTACAAAAGAAAAAAGCTAAAGCATTCGCGCTCTAGCTTTCATTTCCATTTCTTTATCTTTTTCTTCTAAATATTTTTCTATACTAGCCATCATTATTAGCTTTGTATCATAGTCAATGTTTAATAGGTATTCAGGCTTAAAACCACGTTGAATATAGTGATGAAGAAAGTAAAAATCATCATCACTATCAATTAGTTTTTTATAGCCTTAACTCCGCCTTTTTTATAGCCTGCAAGCTCGAAAGCCACCTCTGACAATTGAGCAATCTCACCAGGTTCAAAGATTTTAGAAACAACATCAGTAGGTAACGTGCCTCCGTATGCTTTTTGTAATTCAGGATCTTTTAAATTAGGCTCCATCATTGTGTTGTATACCATGTATTCGTCTGCGTCTGTATCATTATTTTCATCGCGAGCCATTTTCATAGTATCTACGCAAAGAGATTTTTCAGGTTTACGCAATACAACTTCAACGTCTAAACGCTCAATTTTCACCGTCTCAGTGACATCGTCCTTAACCTGGTATTTTTCTTTTTCCTTTAATAAATCCGTAACTGATAATCTTTTGATAGTTTTTTTAGACATTTATGTTTCCTCCGATATATTTATTTAGGCGCCAATTAAATCAATTGGATCATAGTCTGCAAAGCTAAATGGCAATTCTTCTGTTCCGATTGTTTTTTGTGCAAACTGCATTAACATGAATTCATTGAAAGTTACTTCTTTAATGGCTACGCGCTCAGAACCGAATGCGTCAGGATCGGCAAGCTTGCCAACGATATTTACCTCAGGCGTAATACCTTTTTTCACTGCAACCGCTAGTAATCCAGCCCCTCGGCTGTAAACTTTTTTCACCTTTAGTGTGCCTTCTCCTGTCCAACCTGTCATTTTCTTATGTGTAGCTAAGTCCTCGGCCATGTTTACGTCTTCATAATCGATAGATACTTTAGCCTCAAATTCTTCAATGTCGAGCCATTTTTCGTTGTTGACCCATACACTACCGAATGAACCGTTAATCACTTGATTAGACTTAATTTTTTTCATGTGGTCCCCTCCTTAAATCGCGATATCTAAATCTAAGTCCTCCATAGCGTCAACAATCTTAACTTTTCCACCTAAATATACATTGCGCTTAAAGGTTCTTTCTTTCACTTTTTGGTCGTCCCAATCAGATGTTTCAACACCGATTTTCTCCCATGCGGCACGTTGTTTTTTTACGTCAACTTCTGCCAAATTATCGAATTTAGGATCTAGTATTTCTTGATCTCCTAAGCCTGAAAAATAAACATTAATAGACTGTAAGAATAGGACTTGGTTATCATAGGTATTGTTTAATTTACCGATGTAATATTTATCAAAGGTTGTCCGAATATCGTCTTTAATCATATCCATAACTTCCATAACACGAATTGATTTAAAGTCCTCCGTTTTCACTCCTGAAAGTGTCGTCAAACTATTTACGCCTCGGCCAATCTTAATAACTTCACCGTCATTAATAAGAATAAGTTCGCCTTTATCAACAGCTTCATCAGGATCTTCAATTTCTGTAATGCTGTCGATTTCGGGTAGCTCATAATAAGTGGATGAACGAGTAAATGGCACACCTGCTAAAATGCCAGCAATGCGGCATGTGTATTCAGATGTTGTGTACTCTTTTTCTTTTACCTTGATTCCTGCAGTTGTGAAATTAATAATTCCTTCATGATCCGCTAAGGTATTAGGTAATACTGCTTTGAAAGTCTTTTTCTCCACACGTTTTTTCTTGATCCAAGATTCAATAGCAGCTGTATCAGCGTCCTTAATGCCTGGAATGGCCAAGTAATTAAAACGTTTATTATTCAGGCGTAGCAATGCGTCAGTGTAATTCTCTGCAGTTGTTGGCAATCGTTCAATAATAACTTTGCTTGGTTTACCCTTAAACGTTAACTGAATGTAATCCAGGTTTACTGGCGACCATTCATTTGTTTTTACTTCATCAAAACTTTTGTACACCACGGTATCAGCTGTCTGCACATCATCCTTTAAAATCAAGGCTACAATCCCTAGCTGGCTACGTGTTATAACCGTATCGGCTTTACCAATAAACTCAATATTAATTTGCGGTAGGCCCATTGTTTAATCCCCTTCCTCAACCAATTCGCCCATAAGCTCAATTGGATATTTTTCATAAAAATCTTTGCCATTTTTTATTTCATCTTCAATACCAATGTCTTCATTTTCATATTCACGACCATCAAAGAATCGAAAATCAAATTCAAACTGCAGCACGCCATCTATTTCATCAAAATTCGGTTCGTTTATATCTAAATGGCGATCCTCAATTGAAAATTTAAGATCAAATAGATCACCTAGCTTTTCTTGAACATCTAATAATTCAATAGAGTTATTTTCATCTTTAGGAAAATAAAAAATGCGAACCGTACAAGCCCTTTCAACTTGTGTCAAATGGGCCTCACGCTTCACATTATCTAATTCCACTTTGAATGATGGCCGTGTAAAACCTTCGTTTGCTGCTTTACTTGAAACATCCATATCAAAATTCGTTTGTAACTTTTTATTGATTGTTGTTTTTATCTGTTTAAAGGTAATCATAATTTCTTTTTCCTCAATAATTCATCTAGCCATTTTACGGTTTCAACTTCAATATCACCCGAGGTTTCAAAATCTCGCATACCTTTGTCCAATGGTTTTTTACCTGGAACAAATTTACCCGTCCTATTGCCATCGTGGTCTACCATCCAGTGACCATCCTCCACCAAATGGGCGTGTGGTGACGAATTATAAACACGTACAACCAAATCGCCATTATAGCCGACAAAGACTTTTCCTCGTTTCCACTTCTTGTGGTACCCACCTGTTTTCTTTTTTACAAGGCTACGAGATTTCTTAGCTACGGTAGTCCTGGCTTTCGAGCCTATTTTACGCATTAGTTTTGGTGCCTCATTAGGTAATTCCTTTGTTGCAACTTCAAATAAATCCTTTTGAAAGTCGGTTAAACCGTTCATTTGAATGCTCACTTCAACACCTCCTGGACAAAGATTTCAAGCGTTTCATTCTTAAAATAAGGATTGAGAACATATTTGATTTCAAACTCATGATCCTTATATTTGATATGCATATCCTTTGTAATGTCTTTGCCAGCGTTATATCGAACAATAATTTTATGTGTAACATTCGTTAGGACTGTATCAGCTACTTGCTTTTGTAGCGAGCCTGTTTGTGGAATGATTGCAGCCCAAATTTTTTTTACAGGTAGAAACTTATAAATAGTTTCTTCCAGTTCATTTTTTGCCTTTTGATTAGCGAGGATTTCGATTCTGTGTCTTAAATCTCCAGGATCCATATTCTCACCTCAAAGTAAATTAATAGAATGCATATCTAAAATGTTTTGAACAACTTTATTTACATTGCTATCCTTCACTGTAAAGACACGATGTTCATACATTTCATTTGCAAGTACAAAAACAGCAATTGAAATATCCTCTTTGGTGTCTAACTGTTCATCTGATAACCCTGTATAGCCTTTTATATAGGCCTTTACAGCCGATAGAATAAGCGTAAAAGTAGAAAGGATTTCCGTATCTGTTTCATCTTCTCGCGCATATTTAGCCAGCTCACTTGGTGTAATTTCACTAACCTGCATCAGTTTTCACCTGCTTTTTCGTAACAACTTCCTCGACATGGCCAGCCTGTAACAAGTCCTCTGCAACTTCTTTCGATAACACTTTCACTTCATCTTTAGACATTGTGACGCTACCCGAAAAGCTTACAAGTGCTTTTACTTTCATCCTGTCACCTCCAATAAAAAAACGTAGAGTATAGCCCCTACGCTGATTTCATGACTAATTTAGAGATTTTTTGAGCATTTTCAACCTTAGCATCAATTTCAATCCAGCCAACAACTCCAATAGCATGTTGAGTTGAATATTTTTCACGTAGGATTTCAATAGAAACATTTTCAGCAAGTTTAACCGCTAAACCTGACATATCACCATAGAAAATAGCCGTTTTACCTGCCTCCATTCCTGGCATATTATCAGATGTATACACATCTTTACCTAATAAAGTATAGCCCCAACGTGCGGTAGCATCTTTGTTTAACAGGTAGTTACCTTGTCCATCTTTCAATTTGCGAATAGCTTTACGCGTTGTTTTGTTCATAATCCAAATTGCATTTCCCTGGAAAGCATCAGGCACTTCTTCTTGTACATCAATTAATTCATCAGCTGTTAAAACTGTTGCAGCTGCTGCTGTCACACTTTGCGTAACTGTTGAAAGCCCTGTTACCTTGTTAGGTGTACCATTTAACAATTGGTTTTCAATCCATTTAGCAATTGATTCAGCCATTTTTCCAACTACAAATGAAACAAGATCAAACTGTGAATTATTAACGAGTGATTTAGATACTTTGCTTAATGCGCCTGCTAAGAAACCTTTTAACTCGATTGAACCAAACTTACCGCTAGTAGATTCCAATTCCGCAAATTCATCAGCATAACCCATTTCAATTGTTCCTGCAGATTCATCATAGTATGGAATACTTAATGTGCCGCCTACATTATAGCGAGTTGCCAATTGATAAACTGGTGAAATATCGTATACCTTTTGAATGATCTTGTTGGCAATGCTAGAAGGAATTACGGCCCCATTTGCACCTACTGTTAAATTAACATCTGCTCGTTCCTCCACTAAACCACGAATGTAGTTATCGAAAGCGCGTGTTTCAGCTTCTTCTTGTGTTCGTTGTTCAGCTTGTTTAGCAGGTAATTTTTTGTCTAAAGAACGTGCTTCATCCAATGCTGTGATCGTTTTATCAAGTCCAGCGATTTCTTTTTTGATTTCATCAAAACGATTCGATTCCTGGTCAGTTAGTGCGCGAGTTTCTTCTTTCGCACCCTTTAGTAAATTGTCCATTTCATCTAATAAATTGTTGCGCTGCTCCACTAGTGATGGCATAGATCGCGTTTCAATAAATTTCTTAATATCTTTTTTCATGTTAGTTTCCACCTTTCAATTTTAAAAGTTCGATTTGTTTTTCATATAATGAGTAATCAATTTCTTTATTAGATCGCGTTTCTTCTGAACGATTTTCAATCTCGGCTTTAAAATCAGCACCGCGAGTTTCAGAAATTGCTTGTTCTTCTCCGCGAGCCTCGATTGAAGTAGCAACATAAGCTGGCGTAATATCTAAAATAGACACCTCTAAAAGCTCGATGTCTTCTAAAGTTCGTTTCTGAATGCCATCTTCTCCGTCTTCCCACAACGGCTTATTATCCACAAAGCCAAATGACCAACCTTTAAGCTCGCCATCTTTTGCTTTTTGAATGATTTTTTCATCAGATACATGAGCAATAGCACGTAAACCGATGTTATCCTCATACAATTGCAAATTGCCCTCTTGTAATGACCCAAGCTTACGGTTTTTATCGTGATTGAATAATAGATCAACATTTTCAGCCTTATCTAAAGCTCTTTCAAACGTTTTAGCACGAATTTTTTCTTTAAAACGGCCTCTTGGTGAAGGTAAAACGCGACTTTCGCGCTCAACAGCATTTACATAGCCATCTAGTAATACTTGATTTCCTCTAATTTCAATCCTCAACTTCTTCACCTCCCTTCACGGATACCTGGCCACCCTCTGAAATATCAGCGGTTTTATTAGTGTTTGGCGTGTAAATTGTCTTTGTTTTTGGATCATATAAGACATCTTGCAAGCCCAGTTTAATGAAATCTAAACCAAGTGGTGGTTGATCTTCTAAATATCGAACCTCGTCAATCTGCATCCAGCCAGTTTTAATAGCAATTTCATAAGCTTTATAGCGTTTTTCAATGTCACCTTTGATTAGCTCTTTCATATCAAAAGCAAAATAAAAAGACTGCTCTTTTTCCGATGGAAGTAGCAAGTCCTTGTTCAATGCCGTTTCTATTGCTCGAATAATCGGCAGTATGCAATTTTTAATAAAGTTTGTATGCACTTCTTCATTGGCTGAGCCATCCAAAATGCTATCAGGTACTTTAAAGAGTTTATTTATTTCGCTTGAATTGGTCTTTTTATTTTCATTCAGCTGCATTTCAACCGATGTACTTGACGCCTCTTTGAAATCTAAACCATTATTTAATACAACAATATTCTCTGTATTGTTCTTGTATAAATTGTTCCAGGCTTCTTTTAATTCCGTAATTGCATCCTTTGACAATCGGCCCAGCGACTTTAAGAAACCTTTTTTATTACCACCTGTTTTCACAAGTGATTCCTCAAAAACAAGCGTATTGTAAGCAACCGATAAAATCTTATTGTGATCCTTAATGATGCCATTGCCTGTTACACCATCTTTTGAGTTTCGAGCGACCTTTATAAATTCAAATTCACGATAGTTCACTCCGTTAACAGAAATATCATAGCTTTTAAATATCGGATCAATACCGACTAACACTGATACATTTCGATTTTCGACATAGTGAATACTTTCGACATTGTTTCTTTTTCGATTGATATATGCATATCCTGCACCTTCCAACAAATAATCAGTTACTAAGGCCTTTTTAAATTGGAAAGAGTCTAACGTATCTAGTGTCTCGTCATTAAGTAGAAAAACACGTCTATCATCTTCCAATTCTTCGACTTTACCGCTGGTTTCTTTGTGTAATTTGATAGGTAAAGTAGCAATAATATCAGAAATCAAATCTACACAGGTGCCAACGCTAGGTATACTTAGCGCTTCTTCCTTTGTTAAAACTGCACTTGTTAAACCTGCTTGCAGCAACAATTCATCCATTCCACTTTCGCGAAATTCCTGAATACGTCTATAATCACGCCATTCTCGCCACTCTTTTATTAATCCCACAATCTCACCTCCTTAAATGACTTGTGCGCCCCAATCAGCATCAGGATTAAAGATGACATCATGCTGCAGTAAATAGATTGCATTGATTAAACTCACAACCATATCGACCTTGCCTGTTGATTTTTTCTTATTCACATAAATATTTTTATTGGTGTCCTCAGTGACTTTAGCGTTTTGAAAGTTTTCTTCTAGCAATTCATTTTCGGTATAGTGAAATTCTTTATTCATAATCTTTTCACGTAATAGCTTTGTAGCTGGGTGTAATACGCTTGAATGCTGTTTTACTTCCACAGTAACCAAACCCTCTTTTTCTAGTTTCTGAGCAGTAGAAAGGCAGTTATAACGGTCATACGCTACGCCCATTACAAACACGCTGAATTTTTCTTCTACCTCCAAAATCATTTGTTCGATAAAGCCATAATCAACAGTCATATCACCACAAGAAAAACACTTCCCTGACTTAATGTGATCGTAGTAATTAATCTTTTCCACTCGGTTTTTATCAGGGATACGCTCAGTCGGTACAAACGCGTAGGAATCAGCATATATTTGCATGTCTTCCTCTGTCACCATCGAGAATGAACAGTTATCATTTGTCATGGCCAAGTCTAAACCTAACCAAACTTGACGGCCTGACCAATCGAAAGTTTCCATTTTACATTTCCGCAAGTCTTCCACATTTACATACGCTTCACCACTATTAGAAGGTAAAAAGTGATTCATATGTTTACAAAGATATTCTTCACGCTCTGAGGGCTTTTCTATGGCTGATTTACGGCTATCTCGTATCTCGTTATAGTTTTCCTCAACTCTCAACGGATTAGCCTGTAACAGCCCTGTATCGTCCCATAAATGCTCGTCCTCAGCGTAATAAAGCAGCGCAAACATGCGATCATCTTCAATAAATCCATTAAAGACTTTCTTCGCATACGCCAATTCTTCCAGCATGATCGATTTATCCTCAGCGTAAGCCGTTGTTAATTTAAAGCGCAGTGGATTTTTAACGTTTAATTGCCCCGATTTCATAGCATTAATATTCTTATAATCTTTAAATGCGCCCACTTCATCAGCAATAAAAGCAGATGGCCGGATTGAGTTGTTTCTATTCGCCTCTGCAGTACGTGCCTGGTAAAAACTATTTGTTAAAGTACATACAATTTTTCCGCTTAACGTTTTTGGAATCACAAAGTATTTAGCAACACCTGGGCTGGCCATGATAATTTGCGTCATAGCCTTTTTAACTTCACCTGCAAGCTCACGGTCCAAACAGATAGAATAAAACTCCGAATAATCATCCTCTGTAAGCATTAAGATGATGATGATTAAGGCACAAATGAACGTCTTCGCATTCTTACGAGGAATAAACAACGTAATATCGCGGTATCGAAACTTTTCTTTATCGTTTTTAAAGCGCCAACCGAATATATTGACAAGAAAAAAAGCCTGGAATCCTTCCAAGCCTTCTAATATCGTTTTTCCTGCAACGCCTAAACCTGTAGCAAAGTTAAGTAATTCTAATAGACCCTCTATCTTTTCTATTTCTTCCATGTCGAAATAGTAATCAAAATCATCCTCATACTGCTTTTCTAAATCCTTTAGGAACCAATTACACTGAATAATGACCTCTTTTGTTGTAATTTCTTTGCCTTTTACAACTCTTTCAGCGTATTTTACAGCCTTTTCATATATCATTTCTTACCACCACGCAATACTTTTAACAGTTGATCATCTTCTTCAACTCGAACTTGGAAATTAATATTACCTAGCTTTGCTCGACTTTGTGGTGATAGGCTTAATTCATTACAGCAACGGAAAAACTCTTTTGAATACTTATCTTTAGCACTCAATAAGTTGCGGTCTAAAAGCCTTTCAATATCACTGTTAATAATTCGTTCAATTTGTTGCACTCGGTCAATGGCTACCGCACAGGTACTTAGAATATAGATATCAAGATTTCCAAGAATCCCACTTGCTTGTAACTCCTTCACAATGAAATTAAAAATTTTCTTTTGCCTTGCATTTAGGTGTGTAGGAGGCAAGATTTCATCGGCAGCACCCTTTAACTTTTCCTCTGTTTGAGTCCGAATTTCGATTTCTTCCTTCGTTAAATTCTTACTCATGGTTTTCACACTTTTAGACGGTCTAGCCAATTTCCTCACCTCCTTAAAAATTTTCATTTAGGGAATTTTTTTAGAACAAATGGGGGCAGTCGGTGTACAGGAATTTCACGATTTTTCACCGAATACCTGGGGGGTACTCTCCAAAATAATATTTTTTAATTCTTTTGCAGGTATTGTTCCCTTCTCTGCCAGCTCATGATGATAACGACACAATGATATAAGGTTGTCATCCTCTAGCCTCTTGTCCCATGCGTTAGCTATAGGCTCTATGTGATGCACCTCTAAGTCTGTGAAGTTATATTGCATCTGAGTATTGTATAAGTTGCGTAAGCACACCTGGCATAGATGTTTGTCACGATCAGCAATGTGCGCTCGCTTATTCTTCCATGCCCTTGACCATCTGAATCTATCAATGTATGTGGTCTGCTTTGTAGCTACTGGCTTAGATGCACACCGTTGACCATGCTTATGAATACCCCCACAATAAGTACAACTCTTTAGCAATACACTCACCACCTTTTTAGGCATAATAAAAAGTCACTCAATGTAATGAGTGACATATTAATCAACATTATTTAAATTAATGATTCCTGAAGAACTTCCTTAGTATTTAAACTTGAATATTTTTCGAAGTATCTTCTTAATTCATCTTCATGACCCATTTCAATGAAATACTTAATCACTGTAATTTCATGAATTGTAAACTGAGAAAAGAAAATATTTAAATATTTATTTTTAGTTTTATTTTCAAAATCAGTATCATCAAGAAATCTAATGATTGTTTTTACACTTTTTATGTAATTTGAAAGCGGGAAATTTAAAAGTTGATTTGCGTTTAAAAAACATTCCTTTTTATAATAATTTACCCCATCAAGTAGTTGGTCTCTAAAAAGACGCGAAAATTCATGTGACGTATTTTTCTTGTTATATTCTTTAATTTGATTAAAATTTAACAAATATATCTTTTCAATATAGTACTCATTAAACCTACTTAAATATACTCCGTTATCAAGATAGTCTTTATACTCTCTTATATTAGATAATTCATGTAAAACTTTTCTCCTGTTTGAGCTTGAGAGTTGATTTATAGAATTAATATAAGCTGAATAATAATTGTACCATTCTTCTAAATCATCGAATCTTCTAAAATGGTCTAAAAGAAAAGAACGGTAACCTTCCTCTTTAAAATTATTATTAACTTCACTTAAAAAACTAACAATTACATTCCTACCGCTGTTTTGTGTAGTTTTTAAATCATTAATTAAATTACTATGCATATTAATCATATTAAAAAAAGTGGTTTCAAATTGTTGAAGTTTCATTGTCTCATTTGTAATTCTATATTGCTCATTTGCTTTAGCTAATTCCTCTCTTGTCATTTGAAGTTCTTCTCGCTGCAATCCTAATTCCTTTCTTTGCATTACAATGGTAGAGATTAAAAACAATATACTGGCTAACGATAACAAACCTACAGTTGACCCCCCTAAGAAGTCTCCTACAGTTCCTAAATTTGCGAATGAATCAAATGTAAAACTAGATTTTGAAAAAAAGAAAATTAATATTGGCGTTAATATAGCAATACATATAGTAATTATTCCACCAAAAATCCACTTATTTTCATTTTCTTTTATCCATTCTTTATATTGATTCTTTTCATTTGACATACATCTCACTTCCTATCACCTATATAATAAGACAGATGGAACAGATTGTCATTATAAGAAATATAAAGAATAATAAGAAACACCTCATATATTTAAGATGCTGGTTCTTTATTATTATTTAAATAAAGCAATTGCAGAAATTAAGGTTGCAATTAAAGTAATTACTATAGAAAGTCTATCCTTACTATCTGTAACATTATTTATTAAAATACTTTTAATAGCTTTAATTAATTTTGTAAATTCATAGAAAACTGGTAGCCAAAATATTGTAAACAAACATACATAATAATAGTTATATATTTCTTTAAATTCCCCTCCTTTATTACTAAAATCATGCAAATACCATATACCAGAAAGAATAATAATATAATTTATAAAGAAACGTAACTTATTTAGTTCGCTATAAGTAATTATTTCTGGATTACTGAAGATATAAAGGCCCTGTATTAGTAATATTAAAGCAAATATTAATATCGTCATTTCCCCTGCGCTAAGGTAATTAAAAATATCAGAGAATAATTTATTATTTTTAATACATAATTTTGTTAGTATTAAGGCAAAAACAACAGAAAGCCCTAACAGTATATATAATTCAGCCAATTTCTGTATACGTATGTTTTTAAATGTCATAACTCTTCTTCTCATTATTAATCTCCAATGCTTCTTGCAATTATTAAAAAATAGAAGCCACACCTTGTTAGATGTGACCTTCTATGTATTATAAACTTTCGTATGCTAATGCACCTTTACTTGTTAGGAAAACATTGATAATTAACTTTCCTTTTTCTATTTCTACCATTATAGCAGACATTGTTATATAACCTTGTCCCTCTAAAATTTTATAGGCAAGATACTCTTCACTGCAACGCTTTACATCCCCGCCATCAATATTTATTTGGAGTCTTTCTCCGTTTGATTCGAAATAATGTCTATAGAGATCTTGTAACAATAACTTTCTTAAAAGGATTCTTTCTTGTATTTCAGTTGTTTCTGTTTGGCTTTTAATAAAAGCTTTCTTTTCCATTTTTTCACCTCCCATCTACCTATATCATAGGATAAATGGAATGGATTGTCATTATAAAAAAAGACTACCAATTTAGTAGTCTCAATTGCTTGTTTCCAACATACACGTACAAGTTCCTTTAAAGCATAAGAAAAAGCCGTACCGAAATGGGACGACTTTATGTAATGATTATTCTTCTGTTGAAGGTTTAGCTGAACCTAACTCGTATCCCTTTTGGAATGCTTTGTTCAAGTACGTTGCTAAGGTTATAAATTTCAATCCATCTGGCGCTTCTTCTAATTCTACAAAAATGTTTGGCGCCTGAGCATTAATTTCATCTAATGCTTGTTTATACATTTTGTTCACTTGACTCACCTCCCAACTATTTACAAGTATAAATAAGAGAAGGTGAAATTGATACAAGGGAATAAAAGCCGCAAGTAATCGCTCACGACTTTGATATGATATTTCGTTTGTTTAAATTATGGTATGTTATCAATTTACACTGTTTTTTTGCGAACTTCCCTAGTGTTAAGAAGTTCACTTTTATACCCATCCAATCCTTTCCGCTGTTTTATCTATTAAAATGTTACGTTTACGCAATACCTTATGACGAGAAATATACAACTTATCAGCTATGTCCTCCCATTCATAACAGCCATCTGTATCCCAATAACGCATATCTACAATGGTACGCATATCCTCGTCTAACTCGTTGTATAGGTCTTCAACAGTCTTGATAATGCGTTTTAGGTTTTGATAATAGTCGTCATTGGTTAGAAGCGTTGCTTTCTTAGCTGTCGTGTCAGAAATCGTATTACTACGACCTCCAACCATTTCCCCACCTTCATTATGTGGATGCAACAACTCCCATTCACGATATTTTAATTTCTTTCTATTTTGCTCCAGCTCAATCCAATATCTTTCGATTGTCTGTATATCACTACGCGATAACGTAGGCATGTGCAGCACCTACCTTGTTTGTTTATTTCTTTTATGTTCAGCATCCTAATTCATGAATTAGTTCTAGCTGTACTTTACTTAATCGCTTTTCAGCTATTTTTATATAATCAGGATTAAGCTCTATTCCAATAAAATTACGGCCATGTTTTAATGCGACCAATCCTGTTGTTCCTGAACCAAAGAACGGATCCATTACAACCCCATCCAAAGGACAACCAGCTAAAACACATGGTTCTATTAAATCTTCCGGAAAGGTAGCGAAATGAGCCTCTCTTAAAGCCTTTGTTGTGACTGTCCAAACTGATCGTTTATTTCGCTTATCTCTTATTGCTCTAAAAGCATCATTACCATACTTTCCATCAAAAGAGCCTCTAGGCTTATCAATACGTCTTGCTTTTTGCGGTTCTCCCAATGCACCTCGAGATCCCCTGACATCTTGTGTTCCATATGCAGCTGGTTCTTTTATTGCTTCATGATCGTAATAGTATTTAGGCTGCTTGCTTAATAGAAAAATATATTCATGTGATTTAGTTGGCCGATCAGTTACACTTTCAGGCATCGGATTCGGCTTATTCCAAATAATATCCTGTCTTAAATACCATCCATCAGCTTGTAAAGCGAATGCTACACGCCAAGGTAGTCCAATTAAATCTTTTGGCTTTAATCCAATAGGAACATTGTTGATTTTTGTTTCGCTGCCTTTAGGGTTGGGAACATAGACATGTTTTTGTTTGTCCTTTTGAGCCCATGCACCTTTACCACTTCCTGCATATGCATCACCAAGGTTCAACCAAACTGTTCCATCATCTTTCAGGATCCGTTTAATTTGCCGAAACACTTCTACAAGTGCTGAGACATATTCCTCTACTGAATTTTCAAGTCCTATTTGACCATCCACCCCATAATCACGTAGCCCCCAATAAGGAGGACTTGTGACCACAGTGTTTACAGTTTCATTAGGTAAAGTTTTTAGCACCTCAAGACAATGCCCTTGGTAAATTTTATTAAGCTCCAACTTATCACCCCCTACTGTACAATAACTTTCTGGCACAATCTTCAAAATATACATTGGAATATTACCTAAATGTCTGTATGATATTTTAAGGGGTAATAAAAATGTATGATATTTTTGAAAAGTTATTAGATTTGTTTAAATTCACTGGTTATTCAATCTTGGCTTTATGGTTGTTTTTGTATATGAAAATGAATAATCTAACTGATGGTAAGATTGCAAATGAATATGTCCAAGATTTTTATACATTTTTGGATAAAAATATTTTAGAATTTACATTTGCTGTTGCAATACTTGAAGTAATTAACACATTAATGAATTTATTTTTAAAGCCATTTTTCTCTGACAATGGTTCCAAACATAAGTTGAAACAGGATTTAAAAATGATAGATTTAGAATATAAAATTGAGCAGTTAGAAAATGCTTTACGCACTAGGCAGGATAAGTAATCCTGTCTTTTTATGTTACAAAAATACTCAGACTACATCCCACACTCCTCTTTTACTCCTCTTTCAATCCAGCCCTCATTTAGATACTGCTGAATCCATTCCATTTCTACATAACGTGTATAAGGACAGGTACGGCCTTCCACAATCTACCATGTGGCTGCTTTGACTTCTTCACCGATTGAACAATAGGAATACCATTCCGCGTATTCATTTCTTAAAGCCTCCTACAACCTGGCTTGGTTTCAACATGATTACACGTTTAGGAAATCCGTATTTCTTCTTCACTTCATCCCTAGTCATGTCATGTTCAAGCCTGCAATGGACTTTTGTAATAACTTGACCAATATGATTGCAGCCATCTACCGGACATTTTAGAAGCTCGTTCCCTTTCGAACTCCATGAGGAATTTACCATTTTATCCACCTTCTTCGCTGTTTTTGGGTATAAAAAAGAGAGCCTCAGAAAATAGGCCCTCTATTCACTTTTTATTCAGTCTCAGTAGACTGCTTAGCGACTTCATCCATGCTCATTTGATCGTTGGGTGATTCTTCCTCTTGGTCCTCGTCTTCCTCTGTCTCATAAAATTCATCAATGGACATTTGAGATTGTTGGATTTCTAATTTGACGTTATTGCCAGCAAATTTGTAAAGCTCATAAACCTTTTTAGAATCACGTTTGACGTTGAATTTTAACACCGTCTTTTTATCATCACGTTGGATGGATACGAACTCAGCGCCTACCCCTTCCTGATCCTGCACTTTTAAAACTGCAATTGTACCTGGTAGTTTAAGAAGCTCGTCTGCATGTGGTAGTTCATCACTTAGAACATGGAACATTAAGACCTCTTTCTTGTCGTCCTTTTGCATCTTCTTGAATAAAACGTTTAGTTGAATGTTTGTCATTTGAGTATCCCCTTAATTAGCTTAATTTTTGTTTTTTACGTTCTGCCCTTGCCTTTTTCAAAGCATCTAATTCGATCCATCCACCATCTATTTTTGAAAATGTTAATAGCTTTAATTTGAAAGGAAAACGGTATTCAAATAGCTTTTTCTTTAGCTTAAAATCTGCTGTTTCAAAGCCTTTAATATCAATTACTTCAATCCGATTATCAGGATAATGCACTTCGAAATCTGCTTTGTATTTGATCGGTAGCACCTTTTTTCCGTCCTTTGTGTAACCCTCAAAAACGATGTATTCCTTTTGCATTAAAAACTCGCTAATAATACCTTGTTGCTCTAACTGTTTTAAATGTTCGTAATAGCTGGCTTCAATCTTGCTATCGAATGTAATGCCATCCAGCGTTACTTTCTTGTTGTTATATTTGCTTCTAGTTTTAGTTATCATTTAGCACCTCGTCAGAATGGAAGATCGTCTTCATCTACTTCAATCGGGCCTTTGGAATTTGCAAATGGATCTTCGTCTACCCTTGTATAATTTGGCTGTGTGTTTTGAGGCTGTTTATAGCCTCCTGAGCCGTTTTGAGAACCTGCCCCTCTATTTATATAAGAACATGCGTTCGAATCGTTCTGAGCGCTTTCTGAGCCGTTTTTATGCTCTAAGAATTGAATGCTATCGGCTACAACGTCTGTCGTGTACACACGCTTGCCATCCTGACTTTCATAACTTCCTGTTTGAATACGGCCCTCAACGCCTATTAAATTACCTTTTCGCTGAAAGTTTGCTAGATTCTCGGCCTGTTTTCTCCAAGCAACACACTGAATGAAATCGGCTTGTTGTTCACCTTCACTTTTGAAAGCACGATTTACGGCTAATGTGAAACGACATGAAGCAATGCCATTTGGTGTATATCGCAATTCAGGATCTTTAGTAAGACGGCCAACTAATACGACTCGGTTGATCATGCTATTTCCTCCTGAATAAATTTAGATAAATCTTCTTTCATCACATCGAATGCATTTGTGTGTCCAACAACTTGAAAGGCTGGTTCACCATCTAACATGTTATTCATATCACTTTTGTAGTACTGACACTTTTTAATGCCTTTACCTTCCCGTAGTTCAAGACCGTTTACATATCTACCTGAAACACATAAGTAGATAAAATACTTGATTGATGGATGGCCAGCATAACGATTGTGTATAATGTCACCTTTAAGAAATTTAATCATGCTGTCCCTCCAATCCGTTCAATGCGATATTATGAATCTTTTCGTATGCTGGGTTCATATCGATTAAACCTTTTGTGATTTCTATTATTTCATTGAGCGCTGCTTGTTGTTTAACCAGCGTTTTATTTGTATTTTCAGACATGTGCCTCTATCCTTTCGTGAAAATCATTGCTGTAGCTGGAAAGACTAACGTTTCATCCTTCACCTGGCGTAATGATTTATTTTTTTGTTGCTCAGGAAACCAAAAGCTCATATCCATCTTGTTTGATATGTCGAATATCTTTGTTGGGATTCTCCCAAGCTCTGTATAGACATGTCCTTTTGCTGATTCTTCACTTTGAGCAAAAATGATAATGTGCTGCCTATTACCAAGTGGCACCGAATAAGTCTTGATCGTTTGCAAATTCAATTCATTGCGTTCTCTCATTCGCTTCACTTCTTCATGGTTTACTAGATTCCAGTTGATATTGTTGGCCCGATCAGTTCCCTTTACGACATTGTTTTTTATGAGCCAGTAGATTGAGTAGGCTAGTAGGTCATCATCACACTTGATTGCTTCAAGTAGTAACTCATTAAACGTCACTCACTACACCTGTCCATCTGTTAAATTTAGAATTTACTGTGCCTACTTCCCCTTCACGATTTTTTGCTATGATGATTTCTAAAGAATCGTCTTCATCATTTTTTGAGTAATAAGCATCGCGATAAAGGAACACCACAACGTCTGCGTCTTCCTCAATACTTCCTGATTCACGTAAATCTGAAAGCATAGGGCGTTTATCAGGGCGCTTTTCTACACCACGCGATAATTGAGCCAGTGAGATAACAGGGCAATTAAATTCTTTTGCAATGGCCTTTAATGCCTTAGATATTTCTGAGATTGATAAATGCATGCTTTTTGATTCATCTGCTGGCTTAATAAGTGTTAGGTAATCGATGAAGATAATTAACTGCTTATCAGGATTCTGATTCCGTATTTTTCTGATCTTCATTCGCATTTCGGAAATGGTTTGTCCACTCTTATCAAAAATTTCAACATTCGTTTTAGAAACCTGAGCAATTACTTTCATCCAGGACTCCTTTTGGCCCTCCGTTAATCGCTCATACAAATTTTTCATTTTGTTACGATTATAGTTGCCTGTAGAAGCTATCATGCGATCTCTTAATTTTGCTGCAGACATTTCTAAACTAAAGACAATCGGTAAACAGCCTTGCCAGCCTGCTTGCTTCACACAATGCAACATGAAATCTGTTTTCCCCATCGATGGCCTTGCAGCTACAATTATTAAATCTGTATTCTGCCAGCCGTTTGTCGCGGTCTGTAATGCTTCTAAGCCTGTCGGGATTCCCTTTGTTCCTTGCATTGGCTTCCAGGGATCTTCTGCAACCTGCATCACCAATTCATTAATGCTGTTGTGATCGTCAGTGTTGTTCGATACTAGGCTATTTAATTCATTCGTAATCTTTTCAAGAGGCCAGTTTTCATGCTTGGCTACTTCCAAGATGTTTTGCTTTTCACGCTCACGCCATTTATCTAGTAAGATGCCAACGTAACTTTCAAACTTTTCTTCATTTGCGAGATTTTGAATTTTATTAAGCTTTCCAGCTCCACCGAAATCTTCAGGCCTACCTTGCGTCAACATGGTTATTAAGTCAACAACCTGTCCTTTAGCGTTCAACTCTTTCATGGCCTGTAATACGTTGCGATTCTCTGCATATTGGAAATAGCTTGGCTTTAAGTCTGTATCCGTTAGTAAGTGAGGAAACTTTAACAATGTTCCTAATACGGCTTCTTCTGTAAGCATTAACCTTCACCTCTCGATAAATCTGCATTAATTGGCTTGTACATTGTTGTTTGTACAGGACCTTGATTTTGTAATGGTGATGTAGGAACAAACTTGCTTTGCTCATTGAGGTATCCTTCAAACTTAGTTCCGAATAATGTTTCAGGTCTTAGGTAAACAGACATTTTATCATCCTTTAACCATTGAGCTGTTTTAATATCGATTACCTGTTTGAAATCCTCTAAAGTGAATTTCTCTTTGAACCTAGCTTTGATTAATGTTTGTGTTTTCTGTGATGTATGTTTAAATTTTTTATTAGCTTTTTGGTTTAGATAATCGATTATTTCTTTGTAAGGAATTGAGTCGGGTTTGTTGCCCGACAATATATATTCTTTATCTATATCTTTATCTATATCTGTACCGTCACGTGACGTCACGGCAACGTCACTATTTTCGGGCGGCATTTCTAAGACTAGTTGCTTCTTTCTTTCCCTATATTCCTTGTTACGCTTAGCGTTTAATTCCCTTACTCTTTGCATCCCATCAATGTTTTGGTGCTTCTCCCAATTAGCGATTAAGACAACCTCTTGCTCGTCTACTTCTAGCATTTTGTAACGCTGCAGTATTTGAATTGCATACCTAACTTTTTCTAATGGTCTGTTAAAGATGATCGCCATTTCCTCAATGTTCATCGGGATATTTTCGCTAAGCATGATATAGCCGTTATAGTTTGCCTTACCTGCATAAGTGAGTAGCTTTATCCAAATTATGAGGATCGTATCACCTTCGGGCATCCGTTCAATAAGCTTGATTTTCTCGTTATCGAACATGTCAGTTTTTATTTTTATCCAAGTAATGTCTGCCATCTTGGTATCACCTACTCTAAAGTTGAAAGGTACTCTATTATTTTGCTAGCTTCTTGTGAAGTTAGTTCCTTGGTAGTTTTATTGATATTTAAGTGAGCTGTAGCACTTTGATATACTTGTGCCATATCTACACCTGTACTTTTAGAAATAACACTAGTTTTGCTTCCGATAATTTTAATTTGTTCGGGTGTAATTCCATCTTGTGAATTGATATTTTGTTTAGCTCTAGGTTTAGGTTTACTGTTTCCAAATGTCGCATTGTTTCCATCGTCATCTTCATCTGATGTAATGCCGAATACAGCAGATAGGCTGTAACGTTTTAGATATGTGATTACACTCCCTGTCGCTTGTGGATCTTGTTTAGCAGGTTGTGCAAATATAGGTTCCGTTTCGATAAACTCACCACTTGAATGCATTAAGAGTGTAACAATCCCAACCTTGTTATCCTGATTGATTGGATATTGCGTAAATGACAATCCATATTTTGGAGCTGTTTTAGTAATAGCTTCAACTACACTTTCAAGCGGTACATATTTTGATTTAAAAAATGGATTCGACTTGTCTTTTAGTGGTTGAATGACTTCACCTTGAAAATTTGATAATGCCTTTGCCAATTCTGCGATAGTTTCTGATTTATTCATTTTCTTTCCTCCAACCCTTTTTGTTCCTTCTTTAATCTTGGATCCGTAAAGAGTAGCTATTATTAATCTTCCTGTGGTACAATACCGTTGAAATTATTTTGAATGTGCTTGTCATCGGTTGCAGCCTTTGACAAGTTTTTTTGTGCCTCTGCTTGGGCATTCCGTGCCTCCTCGATGTCTTGCCAGTAATCTGATTCACGGTCATATACGTCTGCATGTGAGTAACCTATACGCAATTAATCACCTCCTTTCATTATTTTCCTAAGTGTTTAAGATTTAATTGATCAAGCATAATTGTCACGTTTAACTACCTCTAATGCAGATGCAACACCGTCAATGTAGTCACTATGTTCCTTGTATTCTTTTGCTAGATTAGGAAGGAGACTTTCACCAAAAGGTAATCCATCATGAACCAACACTTCCTGAATGATTTGATTTCCTAAATCTTTTAAATGATCCCTCGAATCAACAAGTAGCTGATTGAGGTCCTCCGCAATCCTTACTTCAAATGGTGATTCAATACATTTTCCTAATTCAACTTCTTGCCCTGTTGGTAGTTTTTCGCAAACCCCCATATCATAGAAATGCATTGTTTCACCTGTTTCGATATTTTTAACTGCCACAGAAACGATATTATGTTTACGACCTAATATATTTAAACGTGCTTTCATTAGTATTCCTCCTTATATTTCCTTTCTGTTAAACTATTGGTAGAAAGGATAGTGATTAAAATGACTCAATATTACCAGTTGATTTGTCAAAAAGGACATCAAATTTCTTTTTGGTATAAATTAAATGATGGTCCAAAACAATACTGTGAACGTTGTGGAGAATCCACAATTTCTTGTTGCAAATCATGCGGATTTCCAATTTACGGTTACGAATATCCAGAAGGTGTAATAACAATGGGACCTGATACATATCCAGTACCTTCATATTGTCGAAATTGTAGCCATCCATATCCTTGGACAGAATTGATTCTTAATAATGCTGTTGAATTAATTTCTTTGGATGATAATCTACCCGAAGATGTTAGAGAAATAATAAAAAATGCTTTACCCGACTTAATCGTTGAATCAACTTCTACACCATTAGCCGCAGCTAAATACAAAAAATTCATCCCTGAAGCTGCTAAGTACGTACAAGATGGGTTAAAAAATTTACTCGTTGACGTAACTAGCGAAGTAGTTAAGAAAACTCTTTGGGGTTAGGTGTACTACACCATTGACAATATATAGATGTTGCATGAATCACACGGTTACATGACTTACACCTCATGAAACCGTGTTTTTTAATAAGATAAAAATCTATTAAAAATAACGGTAGAGGAATTTTGATATAAACCTTTCCCCACTTCATCTTCATCCTATTTCACCTCCTTTAATTGCTTGATAAACCTTCTGAGCATATACCACTTGTTGCTTAACATATGGATCTGTTTCTTTGCCTCCACTTGCTAGCCAGTCACCTATACGCTGTTTAACATCTACTAAAACAGATATAGGTAACTCGCAAGCAATTTGATGTAACTCATACAGTGGTGTAATACCACTTGTTAATGCTTGGCCAACTAATGAAACTGGAACAGTTTTTATGTTCATTTGGTATCACCACCTACTGTATTTGTGATTAACCATTGTTCGATTGTAGGCCTGTGAAATAAAATTCTCCCCCTCACTTTTGTATGAGGAATTTCTTTATGTCGTACCATTGAATAAATTGTTGTTGTACTCACTCCTAATTCGTTTGCTACTTCATCAACTGACATAGTGAGTTTTTCCATTTATTTCACCTCGGCTTAAATATCTAAAATCTTTCGAATGTGTTTGATATGTTCCTGAGCTTTCGGGCCATCTTTTCGGCCACGGATAATGTCAGAAAGATAAGCGCTTGAAATCCCAACCACCTCGGCCAATTTTTTTTGGCTCATTTCTTTTTTCCATAACGCTGATTTTACTTGCACTCCCAAGTCTTCTTTCATCCCTTAACCTCCTAAAAACACTTGACGTTGCTACCGTCATAATTAAGCTATAAGTCCGAATGTTTTATACCGTCATTGGCTCGGTATCACAGCGCTTTACTTATTTGGAAAAAAATAAGCTAAATAAATTGCTAATCTTGTTGACCAAAAATGACTTTTTTGCTATTATAAATCCATAGCTAAATAAGACTTCTGAAAAGCCTTTAAACCAACATTTAAACCGTTCCCCAACGTCAAAATGTGTTATGATAGGTCGTCTTTTTTGTACTCTTTTTAGCCAATAAATTAGCTTATGAACACAGTATAATGACTTTATAGTTAGTTGTCAATCTATTAATGACTAAAAAGTTAATATTGTTTCAATAAGCCTTGCGAAAGGTTGATATAAGTGGGTTTAGTTAGAAGAATAAAACTATTAAGTGATGAACGAAAAGTAACTTTTGCAGAAGTAGAAAGAGAAATAGGTATTTCAAATGGTCAAATAAGAAGATGGGATAATGTATCACCTAAAAGTGAAACATTACAAAAAGTTGCGGACTACTTTGATGTAAGTACAGATTATTTATTAGGACGCACAGATAAAAAACGTTATTTCGATTTGACGGATAAAGATGAACTTGCTATCCAAAGAGAACTCAAAAAGATAATAGACGGTGATGATGTTGATAATGCATTTGCTGCCTTCGATGGAAGAATCTTAGAGGAATTGGATGAGGAAGATAGAGAGTTATTAATAGCATCGTGGGAGAATACTCTACGATTAACTAAACGTATGGCAAAACAGAAATTTACACCTAATAAATATAGAGATTAAAGCGCGGTGGTGTTTTAGATGGATATTAAAATGATTATAGGGCAATTAGTTAAAAAATACGGTACAAGTAACCCTTTTAAGTTAGCCGACCTACTAGGAATATTGATTGTTTTTGAGCCATTAGGATCAATTTATGGGTACTATAGTAGATCTCACCGTACCAAAGTAATTCATATCAATGAATTCTTACCACACAACAAGCAATTTTCAACGTGCGCTCATGAATTAGGACATGCTTTATTACATCCAAATGAAAATACTGCATTTTTAAAAAAGAACACTCTACTTTCTACCGAAAAAATTGAAATTGAAGCTAACACATTTGCCGTTGAGTTATTACTACCTGACGAATTATTTACTGACCAAATATTTTCAGGTTTTACCATCTATGATGCTATAGAAGAAAAGGGAGTGCCATTTGAACTTCTTTCTTTAAAAAGAATAGATGGTAAAAAAATTTTACCTTGAATAGAACACACATTCCCATTAAAGGTGGTGATTACAATATAAATTGAAGATGGTTTCTATATTGAAAGGAGGAAATTAAAATGGCAAACATCGAAAAACGTGGAGAAAACTCATACCGTTTCACTGTCTATCTCCCAAAAGATGCTCAGGGAAAATATCCTAAAAGGCGAAAATCGATTACTATTGAAGAAAAAATGTCACCAAAGCAACTCAAAGAATTTTTAGATCGTGAATACCTAAAATTTAAAGATGAAGTTTTATCAGGTAACTATGTACAAACTGAAAGGATTCTTTTTCAAGATTTTGCAGGGCAATGGGAAAAAGATTTTGCGTCCACTCTCGCCCTAACGACATTTGGGAATCACCAACGAAAATTGGAATTGCACATAATCCCTGTCATTGGGCACATGCGTATGGATCAAATAAATCAATTCCATCTAATGACGGTCATACGTGATATGAAACGTTATGATGGTAAAGACGATCCAGTTACTTATCACAGTAAACAAGATGTATATAGAACACTTAAAAGTATATTTAAATATGCTGTGAAATGGGGTGTACTACCAACTAATCCTATGGATGGAGTTGAAAAACCTCGACCTAGCGATACAGATGATGTGGATAAAGAAATGCAGATATACGAAGAAGATGAAATAGAAACGTTAATGCGTATGTTACAAAGTGAATCAGAATTATGGAGAATGATGTTTACTTTAGCATTAGCTGCTGGATTACGGAAAGGTGAACTACTAGGTTTAGAATGGAAAGATGTAGACTTTGAAAATCAGCAAATATACATTCATCAATCAATCGTTTTGACTAAACAAGGTCCACATATTAAATCTACTAAAACGAAAAAATCAAAACGTTATGTAACATTACCTGAGTCTGTAATGGAAGAATTAAAAGCATATCGTATACATTGGGCGAAAGAGAAATTGAAAAAAGGTGATAAATGGATTGAACAAGATAGAGAATGGCTGTTTCATTCTTTTGATGGAACACATCTATATCCAACTAGCCCTTCAAAACATTGGCACAAGTTTATTAATGAACGGAAATTTAAATACATTCGCCTTCATGATCTACGCCATACATCAGCAAGTCTTTTAATTGCACAAGGTGTTCATGCCAAACTAATTAGCGAACGTCTAGGACATTCTGACATATCAGTAACAATGAATACTTATGGTCATGCTTTCAAGTCTGCTGATCGCGCTGCTGCTGATAAGCTGGATGGTTTCTTTAGAGTAAAAAAACAATCTTAACCCCTGGGGTTAAATTGGGGTTAAATTAAAGTTAGATCGGGGTTAAGATTGTGAAATTTGTTTATAAATAATTATAATTAATGATTAATCTTGATAAAAACAATTGAAAAACCTTTTAAATCCTTATAAAACCTTTGAATAACGCTATTTATTGTAATTATCTATAAATAAATCTCAGCCGACAACTCATTTGAGGAGTGGTGGTTTAAAACTTTCTATAATAACTACGGCATACGCGGCTTTTTATATTACATTTACCTTTACAGTACCTTAGCCAATATGGTTAAGGTACTTTTTTCATTCCAAAATAGCCAAGGGGTTAAACTTATTTGCAATTAATAATAAATAAACATAATCAACTATTTACCTCCGCAAAATATACCCAATCTTTCATGGACCTTTCAACTTCCCCTTTTTATCAACAGGCTTACTAACATTTGTGGAAGATTTATTTTATACAAAAAAGCTAACCTTCTCTATTAGGAAAATCAGCTAATTCCATTTATATCGCATATTTATTGATTAATAAGAGATCCATGATTTTGTTCAAATTCTTCTCTTGTCATTCCATAACAAATACCATCGAAATAATCGCCTTTCGTGAAAATGATTTTTCTAAGTTGCCCCTCTTTCATGAAACCTAATTTTTCATGTAGACACATTGATGGTTCATTGAAAGAGTAAACCGTTGTATTTACTTTTTGATAAGCGCGCTCCGAAAAGAAGAATCGAAGAACCATGAGAATCATCTCTTTTGCATACCCTTTACCTCTGTAAGGCTCGAATACAGCTAAATAATAATCAAAGATACCATTTTTCAAATCACAATCAAAAGTTTCAATCATACCAACAATATTATTGTTTCTATCTACTGCAACAAAACGGAATTCGTCATCATCTTCAGATAATTGTTCTTCTACCCATTCTGTCATTTTATCAGTTGAGCGAGGAAAATGAATCGAATCCATATTTCTAAGAATTTCATCATCTAAAAAATCAAATATAATGATATCTTCTGGTTGTATCGCTCGTAATGTAAGATTTTTCCCTGTCCAATAACTAACTGTCAT